AACATTGTGAAGAGGCTCACTGGGGCTCACCTGGAAGCTTCCTTTGGAATCGTGCCCTTTGTGGCCGATCTCGTTGGGAGCTATACAGACTTGGCTAATCTTGACTATAAAGTCAAGCAGCTCAAGGAGCATGCGGGACGTTTGCAGACGAGGCACTTTAGGAGTTATCCTTTGGATGCCTCAAGTAAGTCTACAAACGGGGACTGGCGGTATATGTCAACTGCGACTAGTACGTGGAATATTTATAACACGGACAGCGCCGGAGGCAACAGAGATACCGTAGGTGGTGGCGGGCCGATCAAAATTGATCGACGAGCCCGCTACATACTTCGTCCCGTCTACCATGCTACGATGAGGTATATATATACCTTACCGTGGCTGGGGGAAGTTGAGGAGAAAATCAAAACCAAGATGGATGCTCTTGGGATCCGTTTGGATCCAGCAATCATCTGGAATGCGATTCCCTTCTCGTTCATCGTCGACTGGGTAGCAGACGTGAGCGGCTTTTTGCGACAGTTCGCAATAGACAACTTCCCTATCGATATACACATAGGGGATTTCTGCCATTCTTTGGCATACCACTATGAAGCTGAGATAATCGTTTCATTCGCCACTAATTCTACCACTAATTATGGGCCCCCACCGACTTGGTGGGTGGATTCCAAAGATAGAGTAAGAGTTCCTGGTGTAATTTACAGGAAGACCCTCAGCTACTATAACCGTTCCGTCTCTACGACGGGTACCCGAACGGTTTCGACTAAGGAACTTGATGCGAGAAAGCTTTCCCTCGCGGGAAGCCTCATCGTTAACAAGACCCTTGGTGGTAAGTTAGTTAACCGCCATTCTGGCGGTCACTAACACCCTGGTATCACTATGCCAGGCAAACAACGCTAAATAACCTTGAAAGGCTACATAACATGTTGACTGCAGACTTGACACTGACCGATAGCGGCAGTGCCACAAAACCGGGCGCCGAAGGAGCAAAAGTTTATGCTCTGGTGGCGTCACTTCTCGATGGCAACCTGCGCAGGATCGCTGCCAATGCTACCACTGTTCCTCATGAGTTGCGCACTAAACATGCGCTCTCTGGGACTGGGTTTAAGCAAAGGTGTCGTTCTCTGGTGCGTGCTGACTTGACACGGTTGGATACAGATCCAACTGCGACTGGTGGGGTTGTCCCCACCACGTCCGTTCAACTCGTGATTGACCGTCCGATTCAATCGGGTGGCTTTATCACTGTGGCACATATTCAGACTCTTGTAGGAGCTGTTGTCGATTGCGTTTTGCAATCCGGCAACCTCGACAAGCTTCTGAACATGGAGGCTTAATCAACCTCCCTTGCGCTTCTCCATCCCACGCTTTATTGTAAAGGTGGGGGAGCGTCTCGGCCAACGAGTAGTAAGTCTGATGATATAGGGTCGTCACGCAGTCCGGCAAAGTAGCTAGGAGTTATACCCATATGGGAAAACAGAATAGCCTGGATCTAGATTTTTATCTAGGTCTTTTCAATGCTAGCCTACGTGATGTGGCTAGTGCATCTGCATATCCTAACATCGAGTTCGAACGAGATATCGGAGTGATCCGAAATCGCGTTCGCCATGAGGGTCTACAGTTCTTAACAAGAACTTTACCCTCCTTAGCCAAAGCTATTGACATTGCTTTGGCTACAGGTACTCCGATACGTTGCGTTTCCTTCAAGCTGAAGGGCCGCACGAAGCTCCCCCATTTTATGGGGTGGCTTCTATCGAGAGTATTCGATGAATTAGGCTGTGAACGCAGTGATGCGTGCACAGATTCACTACGTTCGTTGCGTCAAGTATTGTACACGTTGTACAAGCTTGAGGTGCCGACTACCAAGGAACAAGATAATGACATCATTAACTCGTTTGTACGCACTGACGCTGAATTATCAGTTCTCCAAATACCTGGAGGATCCTCGAAAGAAGATCCAATTCCAGGAGGGAACCGATTGTTTCAGCGACGAGACCCACGTCCTCCGGCGGCAAATAGCCGCACTAACGGAGGAGAAAGACCAGGAGCTGATAAGCCCCTGCGTCCTCTGGACTCTCGTGCCTTGGGACACATCCGCCAAATCGCTAGCCTCCTTGTCAAAGAGGTGGTCGGCATGGTGGATCCCAGGGACCCAGCAACTTGTCTACCAAGACATGGAGCTGGAGCAGTCGCTAACGGCGATAGACCTCACGAAAAGCCAGTCTTTAAGACCTACTATCGTGATTTGTGCAAAGAATTTCCTTATGAGGAGTTCTTCGTATACAATCTATCCGCCCTGTGTGACTGTCTTGGTCGCGTACTTCCGCTGCCTGAGCTCGATTCCGGAACCGCAAAAGTGGTTCTCGTTCCGAAGGACAGCAGAGGACCTCGGTTGATATCGTGCGAACCCCCAGAATACCAATGGATCCAGCAAGGCTTACGAAAGACGCTTGAAAAAGCGATTTCGGACAGTTGGCTGACTCGTGGCAAGGTCAATTTTAAAGACCAAACCATAAATCGCCAATTTGCCATGCGTGGTTCACTAGGTGAACCCTGGGCTACGCTCGATATGAAAGATGCGAGTGATAGGGTAAGTACTGAGCTTGTGAAGGCTCTCTTTCCCGAACCTTGGCTTAGCTGCTTGTTAGCAGCACGTACCAAGGCCACTCGCCTCCCGTCGGGAGAAGTGATCAAATTAAATAAGTTCGCTCCTATGGGTTCGGCATTATGCTTCCCAGTGGAGTCCCTTATCTTTTGGGCACTCTCTATTGCAACGATAATACATACACGCCAGATATCTGCTTCTCAGGCGATATCGCGGCTTTATGTGTATGGCGATGACTTGATCGTTCGTCTCGAAGACCAAGAGACCGTTCGACAATCACTTCCTCACTTTGGACTTATGTTCAACGAAGGGAAGTGCTGTACAGCAGGCTCCTTTAGGGAGTCTTGCGGATGCGACGCTTTCAAAGGCGTCGATGTCACCCCTCTTCGCGTGAAGAGTGTATGGAATCATCGTGACGGTATGTCCATTGTTTCTTACGTCGCACTTCACAATGCGGCGGTGAACAAAGGACTGTTCAACCTAGCTGATTATGTTTTCGGAACAATTTCGAAGCATATAAACCTTCCTTACTCTGAGAGTGAGGACTGTGGATACGTCTGCTACGTTGACATCCGTAAAAGCGCCTTACAAGTTAAGGATTCTAGGAGATACTTTAAGCGGCGTTATAACCGCGCGCGACCTAACGGTGCGCAGTATCAAACCTGGGAACTCTATACTTGGAAGGTCAGCACTCCAACATACGTTGCGAGTGTACCGGGCTGGGCGGAGATGCTGAGAATGGCATCTTATAATACTACGTCACTCGAACACGACGTAGCTGCTCTGGCTCCTGCAGGTATATGCGGCTCTCTTGACAGAGAGGCACAACATATAAAACTCGGAAGATGCTACCTTATTAGGTGTGGTCTTCGCGAGCCTGTAGTTACGGCATACCAGTATGCCTTGCCACGTCAGGCAACCCTGAGACGTGGCTGGTGTGAGTTAATGACTCACTGAATCACTTAGTGATTCGTAGAAGTGTCGCACTGCGCAGATGCGTG